TCTGCACCACGAACATGAATCTTACGACCATTCACTAAGGTGATGTCAAGATTGTTAATGTGTGCCGACTTAATAACAGGTCTACCGATCTCTAGGAGGCTGTCCCAGATGATTTGTCTGGACTGCCCTAAGGTAGGGGACACATACAGCACTGCAGACCCTTCAGGGGCTTCTAATGCCTTAATGATAAGCATCATGGTAGCGAGTCTGCTTTTGCCGCACCGCCGCCCGGCTGCTATCACTTTAAAGCGAGTTTTATCCTTAAAGACTTCAGTTTGCCAACGCAACAACTTAAAGTCAAGCGTTGTCATCTTCTTCCTCTACAGCGCCCATGTCCACGACATCAGCAGTTATTTCTGGTTGTGTTAGCGATGTAATATTGATGCTGATCTGTGGAGTGGTTCCACCGTTCTTTGCTGCATCGAATACCGACACCGGTAATATTCTATCGACACATAGCTTTAGTGCCGCCATGTTATCCTTATCGTCAGGGTTCAATGCTTTAGCGATAAGTGTTTCAATTATTTTATCTCCGGAAGTGCCTAGCAACCTTGCTTTGAATTCAGCAATTCGTGCAGAGTCTCCGGCAGGTCTTCCGACCTTACCCCTATTACCCTTCTTCTTCGCCTCGATGTCCTTCTTTAGGGGACGACCTAACTTACGACGAACAATCTTAGGACGTTGTTTCTTTTCGACAACATCAGTTGTTACTTCTAATTCGTTTAACAAGTCTTTATCCTTTTGGAGACGTTGCGTACTATATAGGATTTACGCTATCGGAGAGGTTTCTATAGTAGAAGAATATTAATCATCCTATATCGCTATCGGATATCCCTAACATCCGACATAGTACTATACTGCGAACTATAGCATACTTTTCTTAATTTGTCAAGTACTTTGTTACTTTTCTTTTACTTCATAGTCCATCCTGTGCGGGACTTCATAGTCTTGATTGGTCTCCGCAACCTATCCGACATAGTCCCTACGGTGCGCTGATTCCGTCATTGACTATATTATGCGTAGGCGTTTGACTGTGTCCCTTTATTGTCTATTCTATGCTCCGTATAAATATACTTTATTATCAAGTACTTACATTGCAGTGCAATATAGTCTATTTTCTTTATTTTATATACCTGCTTTTTACTGTTTTATATACAGTAGCGGCTCCGACAACATTACACAACACAGTCATACCCTCCCCCCTATGTTGTTTTTATACAACAATATCGATATATACGAATATACGCATTGACGCATATTAGCACTCAACAGACTAGACTGCTAACAATAGAGTAAAACTATCGGGTGTATGAGGGGCTATGTTGCACCTATATAGTGCAACCTAGTAAACCATGCACCAACATAGAGCATAGACATAAACTATCAAGTATCTCAATCAATAGTTAAATACAATCAATAACTAAGGGTTTATCCTAGTATCTTTTCATAGCACTAAGCCGTTATACTGTGTATGTAGTATTGATAAACAGTATCTCAACAGGAGAGTAAAACCATGAAACAATTTAACCACAAAGACTATTTAGTTATCCTTAATTACAATCACAATGGTTGCTTAGCCACTGCCATTGGTGATAATGATTATTTTAAGATACAGTATCAGGGCTACACAGACAGACAGATTAAGGGTAGAGTAAAACATCAGATTGATTATCGTATTGAAAATGGTATCACTCAGTAGCAACTAAGGGTTTATCCCTATTGCGTATCAGTAGCGATAGGGATAGACTGTAAACACTTAAACACTTGAAAGGGATTATTATGACTAAGAATGAATTTATGGCAATCTGTATTGAGAAAACAATTGACCCGTCATTAGCACTTGAGAATGATGAAGTAAGAGAGGCAATTAAATCCAATGATGTAGATTTATTGGTTACAGTATTAGACAATCAGTTTTAATAGTCAATCTGATGATGGGCTAATGCCCGAAACACCCGAAAGGGTGTCATTGACAATGCTTTATCTTAACTTTAGACAGGAGATTTATATTATGAGAAAGATTGAAATTCAAATGCTTAACGCTATCGAGTCCAAGCGCAATTGGACAATGGATAACACACTTGTCCATGTCGAGAATGGTGGCGGGAATCCCTTTGGCTTACGGGCTGAAATATACCTACACGGGAACCATATCGCTGATTATTGGTATGATTCTAAAGAGTTAGATGTTGATGTCAAAACCTTAGCACAATGGTCAACACCTACAACCAAATCACGCCTAAGAGCATTGGGCGCTAGTGTCAGCACTCGCAAGGGTATCACCTATCTCAACAATGTTGCAATTTAATAAAGGGCTTAATCATGCTTACAGGAATCAGCACTAAAGAAGAAGTTTTGACATTCTTTACCAAATGGTTAGAAAAGGAATACCCAATTATTGATGATGATGACGAATTGTTTACTCGTTTAGTGTTAGCAAGTGCTGACGATTTGATTCAAGATGATTTGGATTATTGGGCTAACCAATCTGTAAAAGTATTATTTGAACAATCTAAAAACAAACTATTAGGGGTTTAATCATGAAAGAAAACACATACAACGGATGGACAAATTACGCCACATGGCGGATAAATCTTGAGATATTTGACGGCATGGATTCGGATGATTTGGGTTGTTTTACCCGATACGAAACACCCGATCAGTCAGATGTTGCGGATTATCTAAAGGATTATGTCGAAGAGATTTTATGCCAAGATTGTGATCCCTCTAGGCTTGCTCATTCCTACGCTATGGCATTTGTTAGCGAAGTTAATTGGTATGAGATAGCGCAACACTTTATGGACGCATGGCAAGAACTTATCAACGAGGAAGAACGGGATAATGAAAATGCTTAAATCTTTACTGCTTACAGGAGTATGTTTATATACTTGCTTAACTGCTGTTTATGTTATTGTTTTCTATCTATGAAAGGGATTATTATGTCTAACAATTTGACTGTGAGATTCAGTTGTAATAATAAGATTACCAAAACAAAGCAAGAATGGATTGATGAATTATTAGAGAATGATTTGCTCTTATGTCAATCTGATTCTACCTTTAACGATAATACTATTTATGACCTACTGTTAGGCGGTTGTAAAGGTTATATCAATATGACAGATGATGAAATAGCGCAAGAAGTTTATAACCAATTAGAATACATTTATGAAAGCGAAGAGGCTTAACATTCACAATGTTAGAGAAGCATTTAACTGTAAAGGAGAATTACAATCATGAAAACATATAAAGTAGAATTGATAGTTAAAATTCAAGAGGATAGTTATCCCGATAAATGGCTTGCTGATGCTGTTTACGAGTTACTAGAACCTGAAAACGGAGAGGATATTATTAAATATCGAGTTACTGAACTAAAAAGCGAGGCTTAACATGATTACTGTTTACTTTGAAACTAAGAACTATTCAGAAGTGGTTGCAACATTCGCTGATGATGATACTTTTATGGCTTGTTTACCCGCTTTAGAGGCATTGGCTAAACAGTCAGGCATGATTGTATCCGAATCAGTTAATGATGATTGCCCGAAGTTTGAACCCGCTAAAGAGGAGATATAGTTATGCAATATAAACCAAACCCAAACAATATAGAGAACTTATCCGATAACGAACTAAACGAGATTAAAGCCTATGTTAAGGGAATAATTGAGGGTATAAAAGACACTCATAAACCCGATAAGATAGATTTTATCTTAGAAGACTACTGGACTGCATGGGATAACACTATTGATATCAATATATGGCTTGATGAATCAGACCCTAAACGATACTTAACTACCCTATATCGAATACATGAGTCAGGATATACGGATATGGAAACATTTCAGCGCTTAGACTATCTGAAAGAGGGTTAATTATGAACTATTCACACTTAGAAATAGCCACAGAAGTGGCGCTACAAATCGGCGATATATTAGAGGATAGACCTAGGGCAGAGAGTCGTTGGCATTTATGCAATATTGCTAAGCGAATCATTGACGCTAATATTATCAATGAGAAAACAGAAGACATTGACGAAGTGATTAAAGCGTGGTTATCTGATAAAGAGGGGTATTGATATGAGTAAGGATAGATTTGACTATTACATGGAATTTATGTCAATGCGCTTAGATGATCCTGATTTTAGCCTGATGTATGGGGTCGGTGAATATGATAAATGGTATTCTGATTATATGGAGATACTTTCACAAAAACACTCTGAACCCATGGAAGAGAATAAACCATGAAAACTGCACTATTTTGGTGCATGACATACCTAATTTTAGCGTATGTTTTGTATCATCTTGTTGGAGTGATGTTATGTTATACTTGGGAATACCTCTAAAACGCTCTAAAACAGCGTATACGGGGTTTTCTTAGGGTAGTTAATGGGTA